GGCGTGTTAGGTAACTTACAAGCCACAATGAGCGGAAGCGAAGCAGGGACAAAATATAAAGCCTTTTTAGCTGGCGTGAGTGGCGCGCAAAAAGAATTAGGCTTAAGTTTTGTTGATACCAATGGCGATATGCTAGATATGGTAACCATTCTTAACAAAATTAAAGGTAAATTTGGCGATACCTTAGATGTCGCACAAGCAGCAAAACTGAAAAAAGCCTTTGGCAGTGATCAAGCGGTCGATTTAATTAAATTACTCTTGCCGAAAACAAAAGAATTAAAAAATAACATCGCCGATATTGCAAAAGTCAGCGACACAAAAGCATTGGCACAAATGGCACGTTCAATGGTTGATCCTTGGTCTCGCCTTAATCAAATTATAACGGGTGTCAAAATGGCAATCGGCGGCGAAATATTGAAAAAACTTGATCCTATTATGCACAAGGTGGCAGATCTAGGACAAGAATTTATTGATTGGCTAAAAACTTATAAAAATATTGCACGTTGGATTGGTTATGCTGTGGGCGCATTGATAGGCTTTACAGGTTTAACTGCTGCATTGACTTTAATGAGTGGCATTATATCAGCTATTGGTGTGGCGTTCTCTTTTCTTGCAAGTCCTATTATGTTGGTTACTGCAGCAATCGTGGGATTGGGAATTTTTATTTATAAATTCCGAGATGAATTTATGCAATTTATTAGTGGATTTATCCAAGGTTTTAAAGCTGCGGGTGTATCTCTTGACCCATTATTTAATGCGTTTTCTTTAGTGTGGGGAGCATTGCAAAAAATCGGCGCAACTATTGGGCGTATTATTGGCCTATTTGGTGGTGCTTCTGATTCAGCTTATAGTTTTCAACAATTCGGTATTGATCTTGGTTATGCACTGGGCGTTGTGTTTAACACGGTGCTTGATGCAGTTGAATTGGTCGCACAGGCATTTAATTTTGTTGCAGATGTGTTTTCTATTGTGGTGAATAGCATTATAGATGGTTGGCAAGCCGTGCTAACCCTATGGGATAGTAGCGCACCGATTGATAGTTTTCTAAAAATTGGTGATGCATTAGGAAACATCTTTTTGAATGCTTTCCAAGGTATTGTGAATGCTTTTGTCAAAATGCTGAATTTTATTATTGAAAAAGCAAACTCATTACCTGGCATTAATATTCCGTTAATTCCAGAGTGGAAAGATAACCCTACCACACAAGCATTAAGTCCCGCACTAGCTACGGGGGTATCAGGCGGTTCAAATTTCAGTTTGAGCGATAGTTTACAACCACAATTAAATTCGATGCCTCAAGGTTCTGTGACAAAAACATTGACACAAAATCGCACAGAACAACGCACCGTAAACTATGGTGGCGTCACTATCAATAGTAACAACAGTGAAGAAATTTGGCAGAAATTGCGCAATAAAGAACAGTTGGCGGCAGGGTGATAAATGGAAAAACTTTACCTTGATTTACTGATTACGGGCGAAGACATTACGCTAGATAGCGGCAATCAGCCGTTAATTTGCGATAACCGAATATCTATTGCGCAAGATATTAAACACTCCATTTTAGAAAGTGGATTGGCGACACAACTTATTGCGGAGCGTTCGCGCATTTTCCGCCGCGATATTATTTTGCAAATGGTGTTATTAGTTGAAGAAGATGTGCGCTTGATTCCAGGTACCGTTTCCATTAGCGAAGAACGTTTAGGGCAGTTATTTATTACCGCTGAAACTTATGAATTTGGGCGACTTGATGAATTGGAGTTACGTTTAAATGAGTGAAAATTTTAAACAAATGTTAGCTGAAAGCGGATTGCCAACGGAAGAAACGCAAATCCGACAAGAATTTGAACGCTTAACTACAGAAGAAGGATTGATTACTAACACAAGCAGAATGAGTCCATTCTGGCGATTAATCACTGCCATTGCTGTTAAGCCTGTGAAGTGGCTGACAGATCATTTAATTGCTGAAATTCTACCGAATTTATTTGTAAAAACGGCAAAAGATAGTTGGTTACAGATTCAAGCCTGGGCAGTGGGCTTAGATTTTAAAGCCGCAACAAAAGCAGAAGGTGTCGTGCATTTTACAAAAGAAAGCGATGTAACCGATCTCACCATTAAAGCGGGCACGGTGATTCAGACAGAGCGTATTAATGATGTGATTTTCCGTTTGATTGTCACGCAAGACACCATTATTCCTAAAGGTGTGTTGCGCGCGCCTGTGCCAGTACTCGCAGAGCAGGCTGGCGCAAATTTCAATTTGGCTGCAGGTTATTACCGTATTTTGCCAGAATCTATCGCAGGGGTAAGTGCGGTAGAAAATTTAGAAAATTGGCTTACATCGCCAGGTGCTGACAGAGAAACTAACGACGAATTACGTGAGCGTTACCGCACGCAGTTTTCGAGCGTAGGGCAACACCACATCGACAGCGTTTACAAAGGCATGATTGCGAAAGTCGCCGCCTTATCGGTGGATAGAATTTATTTTAAACACGATGCACCACGTGGGCCAGGTACAGCAAACGCTTATTTGTTATTGGACACGGGTGTAACCAGTCAGCCATTTATTGATAAGGTCAATCGTCATGTGCGTGACGAGGGCTTTCATGGTCACGGTGATGATTTGATTTGCTACGCCATGCCAGAAACAAAACACAATTTAACATGCGCCATTTACTTTCAGCCGTCTATTTTTGTCGGTGATGTGCGTAAACAAGAAATCGTGCAACAAGTGGAAAATATGATCCGCTGCGCATTTCGCGAAAATAATAATTATGGCGTAACAAGGACTTACCCTTTTAGCCGTTTTAGTTGGTCGAAATTGGGCGAGGAAATTCACGATAACATCAGTGAAATTGCCTCTATCGTGTGGGGGCAAGGTGATATTCAAAGCGAGTTATCTATTCCACGCATTCAGCAATTATCCGTCACAGTCCAAAAGTAAGGGAAGAAAATGAAAATAAAATTGCCCTTTTGGATGGATAAAGGCGAATTAAGCAAAATCGCTGTGCTATTCGGAAAATGGTGGGATTATGTTTTAAGTGCGGTCAAATTTCCCTTCAATATTTTAGATGAAGAACATTGCAGTGAACGCATTTTAAATTTAATCGCCTATCAACGAGACGTAGAACGATTTGAGGGTGAGCCGTTAGAGCTATTCCGCAAGCGCGTGAAATATGCCTTTTTAAATGCGAAAGATGCTGGCAGTAAAGCGGGCTTTATCCGCATTTTTGAACGCTTAGGCATTGGCTACGTAGAAATTGAAGAACGGTTTGACAGAGAAAATTGGGATGTTATCAAAATTCGAATCAGTGATTCACAATTAGCAAAGAAAACAGAATTACTCAATTTAATCATTCGAAAATATGGCCGCACTTGTCGGCGTTATACCTTTGAAGTGATCACTAAAGAAACTGTGAGTATTTATCACGGCGAATTTAACCATGATCACCAAAGTTTTTATGTGAAAGTAAACTGATAATAACAACAATAAGAGGTTTATTTATGGCTAGTTTAATTACGCCACAATTTGAACGCTACGTTGCAGAACAAACTATTGCACGTGGCCCAGTACAGTTTGATGAATTTATTTTCGCCAATATTCCAGGGGTAAACGAGAACAATCTTGCGCAATATCTCACTATGCCGACATCGGCACAAATTGTACATCGCCAAGCCGTATCGCAAAGTGGCGTGATTAATGAAAATGCCGTTGTGTATTCTGTGACGATTGGTACTGAAGTAGGCGATTTTGATTTCAATTTTATTGGTTTGATTAATCGTTCTAAAAATCTTTTAGCCGTTGCGGTACAAACGGATACAGTGAAAAAAATCCGTAATAAAAACGCTGTGCAAGGCAACAGTATTACGCGCAATATTCTTTTAGAATTTAGTGGCGCAAAAACTCTAACGGGCATTAATGTCAATGCGAACACTTGGCAAATTGATTTTACTGTCCGATTACATGGACTTGATGAAAAAATTCGTTTAACCAATCGTGATCTGTATGGCAGAGCAGTATTTTTTGATGATAGTTTTCTGGTTAAACGTAAAACAGGTAATCAATTTGCGATTCAACCAGGCACGGCTTATGTTGAAGGCGTTCGTATGGATTTAGGCGCAGAGCATCATCTTACTGCTAATAGCTTGCCTTGTTCTATTTATGCGGATGTGGTGCATCATTGCACCGTAACGGGCGAATATCAAACCGAAATTAAGTATCTCACCCAATCAAAAGCGGATTATGTAGATACTGCAAACCGCCAACACTATGTGCAAATTCTTGCGGATATTGATAGTCAAGGTAATGTGACAGATCGCCGTTTACTATCTCCGTTTTTAGGCATGAATCCGCTTACATTAGATGACACAACCGAAAACACTAAAGATCAACGGGGTCATACGCACAAGTTACCTATCGCAAGTTTAGTTAAAAAGGGGATTGTAAAATTATTTTCAGGCTATGATTCAGATGCTGAAGATATGGCTGCAACCCCGAAAGCCATTAAAGGCTTAAAAGCATTAATTGATGCAATTACGCGTAATTTGGGTAATTACATTCCAAATAGTAAAAAATCCTCTGCAGCAAATAGCAATAGTGCAGACACCGTCGCAACCAGTGCAGCGGTTAAGACCGCGAATGATAACGCAAATGGCCGCGTGTCAAAATCGGGCGATACGATGACAGGCAATTTGTCATTTAAACAAGGTGATTACAGCGGTATTAGTTTATATAACAATGATGGGTATTACTTGCGATTGGAAGGCAATAATCACGCTAGTAGCTCTATGCTTACCGCAGTATATCGTAAGCCAAACGGCGAAAACGTGGCAGTGGCATTTTTGCCCAAAAGAGATGGCACGATTGCCTACGTTGATCAAGTTGTGAATAAATCTGGCGATACAATGACCGGACAACTTAATGCAAATGGCGGCGTTAATACGTTGGCGCGTGGTGCTGACGGGTTTAATCACCAATGGCAAAATTTAACCGCCCCCTATTTGGTTGATAATGGTAATTCGAATGGTAATAACGCCTATTACCCATTTATTAAAGGGATTAATCGCAATGGCAATACATGGGGAACGGCGTTTTCTTTTGGTTATGAAACACCTGACGGAATTAATAAGTTTGGTAGAGGATGCATCCATTTAATTGAAGATAATGGGACTCAGAAATTATGGAGATTTGAGCATAATGGCGACTTTAATTCTGCTGGGGATGTAAGCACATCGAGTGGTAAGTATTTAAATAATTCCGTTCAAATTTCGGAACTAGTGGGCGAAGTTGCCTTTTTCGCGCGAACAACCCCACCTAGTGGTTGGTTGAAAGCCAACGGTGCCGCCGTATCACGTACAACTTATGCCGCGTTATTTGCTGCAATCGGCACAACATTCGGGGCAGGTGATGGAAGCTCGACATTTAACTTGCCTGATTTGCGTGGTGAGTTTGTTCGGGGTTTAGATGATGGTCGCAATGTTGATGGTGGGCGTAGATTAGGGACTAATCAAGGTGATGCAATACGTAATATTACTGGGGCGTTTGATACATCTAAAGGTAGTTGGGCACAACAATTTGTTGATTTCGCAGAGACAAGTGGAGCTTTTGATTTAATAAAAGGGAATAAACAATGGACTGGAGATCCTAATAATGGGGGGAATAATCTGCCTACTGGATTTAAATTCGACGCATCTCGTGTTGTACCAACCGCGAATGAAAATAGACCTCGTAATATCGCATTATTAGCCTGTATAAAATATTAAGGACAAATTATGACTTACCCATTAACAAAAAAAGTATGCCAATTAGATCAGCAAGGTATTTATGTTGGGCAAACTGACGCAGATTTATCCCCAGAAGAAGCCGAAAACGGTATCTATTTAATGCCTGCTGGTTGTGTTGATACCACCCCACCGGAAGCAAAAGAAGGCTTTGTTGCTAAATGGACAAGTGACGAATGGCAATATATTGAAAACCATATCGGCAAAACTGTTTATTCAACAGCAACAAAAGAATCCATGGAAATTAGTGAGCTTGGCATAATTCCAGAAGGTTACACATTAATAAAGCCCGAGAACGAGCTTGAAGAATGGAGCGGTAAGGCGTGGGTAATTTCACCCGAAAAACTAACCGCACTTTTAACTGAAAAACGTAACAGCTTAATTGAGCAAATTGATAGCCACGCGGCAAAAATCTACAGCACATGGACACGCTTTGAAAGCGAGTATCGTGAACGCCAAGCCGCGGCAGAAGCCTTTAAAGCGGCAAATTATGAAGGCGAATGCAGTCGATATATCTCAGACTTTGCGCAACGTGCGAGACTAGATAACAAGACCGCCACAAACCTAATTTTGACACAAGCAGCAGGCTTGGAAAAACTGCAGGTTGAATTAGCTAATCAACGTATGCGTAAGTATGAGCTCAAGGCACCTAATCTCACGCTTGAGCAACTGCAATCAATCCATGATGACATTATCAAACAAATGGATAACTTGATGGAGGCATATCAAAATGGC